GGCCGTGTCCAGTCGATCCGTCGGCGTGTCATCCGCCGCCATTTCAGGCGACACGGGTGACGATAGCTTCAGTAGCGCGTGCTTAAGATTGAGGGTTCTAACGTGGAGTTCAGCGGCGTGCCCGCTGTCTGTTCGAGTAACCACCCTGCTGGCGGCACGTCCGCTGGAACGCAGGGTTAGGCGTTTTCGCATAAGGAGGCAGTATGTCTGCAAGATGGTACGTGGTTCGCGTTGACGAAGAAAAGCTTCAGATCTTTAAGGCGGCAAAGAAGCCAGTGTTCGAGCCGGTTCGCGGAAACTGGCCACGGGAGTGCAACGTCAACGGGGATGACGGAGAAGACGCGGTTTACGCGGGTGGCTTTTTGACTGGCACGATGCGGCTAAACGTCGGATTTGAAGACGCCTAACGTAGAGTTGGGGGTGCGGAATGAAGGTGGCGAACAAAGGGACGGGGAATAGGTATGCCCGCGATCTTGGCGGGAACCACATAGAAGCCATCCGTTCCACAGCGACAAGCAACGGGGTTTTCATCGCATTCGGAAAAAGATTCTGCGAGACATGTCAGACGCTGAAACCGAAAGACTCAACGCCAGCAAAAAAGGGGTGGAAGTGCAAGGACTGCAAAACTAAGACCCACAACGCAAAAGTTGAGGCCGACGGCGCGGGCATTATCGCGACGGTCGCGCCTCGAACGACGGGTTAGCCCTCAACGGAAACCTACTACAACTGACTCTCAAAGGAGCATAACGATGGAACAACAGCACACCCTGATGAAGTTCGACCCGGCTACAGGGGAGCCGAAGCCCTACCCGAGCCACGCCGGCCAGTGGCGCGTTTGGCACGGGAAGATGACGGCGTGGCTTTTCAACCCGTGGACTGGAACACGCCGCGATGCTGGCGATGTTGGAAGCGACACGTTTGGACAGTTGATCCTTCCGCCCGGGGAGCCGCTGTATGCAGCCACGGAGAAAGCAGCGCCACTGCAAGAGGTTGAGGCTCGCTACAAGGACTTGCTGCAACGGCTTGGCGTGCATGGACACGAAGGCGCGGTGGCTGAGATTTCCAAGCTGCGCGAGGTTAGAGGTCTTGATGGCTAACGCTCCGCATGAGCGCGCGAGCGAAGCGAGTCCGCTCGATGCGGTTGTTCGGCGTCACTGTTTGGAGGATTGATGAGCATACCGTATGAAACCGCCACAAGTGGCGATAAGGCGCTGCTGGAATTGCAGCGCACCCTGGCGAAGTTCGGTTGCCAAAGTTTCGGCACAATGACGGACGCCGAGAAAGGCGAAACCATCGTGCAGTTTCGGTGGCGCAATCGGGACGTGTCGCTGCGAGCCTCTTGGAAGGGCTACGCGGCGGCGTGGCTGAAAGACCACCCTTACAGCCACAGGATGCGCTGCAATCGAGCGCAGCACGACCAAGCCGCGCTGAAACAAGCGCAGACCAGCGTGTGCAGCGTTCTTCGGGATTGGGTAAAGGGCCAGGTGACTGCCGTTGAGTGTGGAATCATGAGTTTCGAGGCGGCATTTATGCCGCACATGCTGCTCTCGACGGGCGAGCGCGTGATTGACCGGATACATGCGCAGGGGATGCTGCCCGCGCCAGACGCCGGTAATGTTGTGGAGATGCGGAAGTGACGCCGAACGCAGAGGTAAGCGGGACGGCGAAGCGCAGCTTCGACGGCTCCGCTTGACCGACTGGTTATGCCTCGCGACGCGACCACGATGAAACTGCGGATCGTACCCACGGACCTGAAAACGGCGAACGAGTTTGTGCGCCGGCTGCACCGGCACAGCCGCCCGGTGGTTGGGCACCGCTTCGCGGTCGGCGTGGCTGACGAGGCCGGCACGCTGCGCGGGGTTGCGATTGTGGGCAGGCCGGTAGCGCCGCGCCTGGACAACGGTTTCGCGGCCGAGATTACCCGGCTGTGCACGGACGGCACGCGGAACGCCTGCTCGATGTTGTACGGAGCGGCGCGGCGGGCAGCGCGTGCGATGGGCATGGCGCCGATTTACACCTACACCCTGCCGGACGAAGGCGGGGCCAGCTTGCGGGCCGCTGGATTCCGACTCGACAAAGAGGACGCGGGCGGTAGCGCCGCGATGTGGCACAACCGGCCCGGCAGGACCGCGCAGCCCGTTGGCGACGATCTCGTCGGCGGAAAGTGGCGGTGGGTTGGGTGAGGCATAACGCACAAATAAGGGGCGGCTGACGGCGGCTTTATCGCCGGCAGGCGTCCCTCTTGATTGACGGGTTATGCCGCGCTACCCACAAAGCGCGGCACACGACAAAGGAATAGAACATGAGCAAAGGCAACCTGCAACAAGTGATGGTGCGGATTAAGGGTTCTGATGTCAGCAGCCCGATTGCTGTTTTTCGCTGCGACCAGCCGGAAATGCTGGATGCCGTTTTCGCGGCAACCGTGAAGACGCAGCAGATGATTGAGCTACGGCACCCGGACTTGATCGGAGTCTACGACGGCACCATGAATCTGGATCAGGTGTTGCAGGAGTTGGCCGGCCATGTGCGCTATGCGGCATAACGTGATTTATCTCGGTGATCTGCCGGATAACATAGCTCGACCTGACGTAAACGATGCCACGCAAAACAAATGAGCCGCTTCAATAATTTCCTGTTTGACCGCATGGACGCTCCGGTACTGGATCAACGGCTGGCTGAAGGAAGGAAAGCGCGGGAAGTTCCTGTCGCTGTCGTTCAAGCCGAAGACGGCAAAGGCTCCCGACGTGATGCCGAAGGTCAATGCTGGCGTGGCTGATATGGACTCGGATGTTCCTTTTTGACCATGACCACTAACACCGATGAATTGCGGGCCGAAGTCAAGCGGCTTAAGACAGGAGGTTGTGCGCGCGATCAAAGGCTGACGCAGAGAAGCGATGACTAACTTGGAAAAAGTGATTGCTCTGCTCGATGGGTTGATCGAGTCTGATCTAGACAGAGCGGAACGATTTATTGAGTCTCGTCTTACTCGCATTGACCTACTAAAGCGGCAAGCCGCCCGAGCAGCGCCAGCGCAGCGCAATCTAACCGTGCCGGAAGAAAAGGCGATTGACGCCGCGTTGTTCTCCGGATCAAAGCTGGTAGGAGTCGAGTTTAGGGACGGCGCAATTAGAGCAGCGCCAGCGCAGCCAGTCACGCACACGGTTGCTACCGCGCCGAAGCGAATCTATCTAAACGTCTTTGAGCACCTCGAGGACGATCTTGGATTCCCCGACGACCATGAGGGCATTACATGGTGCGAGGACAAGATAGGTGACAACGACATCCCGTACGTCCGCGCCGACTTAGCAGGGGCAGCGCCAGCGCAGGCAGAGCTGCCAACTGCACTATCGCAGTTCAACAAGTTTTGGAGCGACGAAGATGACGGCAGCGATCCGGTCGAACGCCTGCGTGCATTCTGTTCGTTCGCCATGAAAGGGCAGGACTGGCTGGACGTTGAACCGTTCTTCGATGCGCTGACTGCTGCGCGCGACCTGACCGCATGGCGAGCCGAGGCGATGAGGCTTGGAAGGATAGAGCACTACTACTGCGAGGACTCATGGTACTCATGCCCCCAAGCGGAGGGCGGTTGCTCCGATGAAGCATGGGGGACGGAATGTACCTGTGGAGCGGACTCGCACAACGCCGCCCTCGCCGCGCATTTGGAGAAGTTGAAATGACGCCGAAACAACTGGACCGCCGAACCTATATTGGTTCATCCGACGCCGCTGCGATCCTGGGCGTATCGCCATGGCAGACCGCTTACCAGGTATGGCAACGCAAAACGTCGCCCGTCGTGCTGGCGGAAGAAGAATCAAAGGTAATGAAACGCGGAAAGCGGCTCGAGCCGGTCGTGCTGGAAATGCTTTCCGACGACCATCCGGAAATACGGGTGATCGCGCGCAATTCCCGATTTACTGACGCGGCGTTCCCGTACCTGTCCGCCGAAATCGACGCCGAAGCGACGATCGACGGGTTCGACGACGTCGTCAATATCGAAGTGAAAACCGTCCACCCGTCGAAGTCGCGCCAGTGGGGCGAAGAAGAAACCGACGAAATCCCACTATGGTATGCAGCGCAGATTTCGCACGCACTAATGGTTACTGACCGGAAGCTTTGCATTGTCGCCGCGCTGATTGGGGCGGACGACTTGCGGGTGTACAGGGTCGAACGCGATGACCAGTTGATCGATAGCGTCCGGCGCCGCGAAGTCGAATTCTGGACAAATCACGTCCTGACGATGATCCCGCCGCCGCCGTCATCGCTGGCGGACATTAACGCGATGTATCAGCGCGACGACGGCGGGTCGTGTGTGGCGACGGACGGAATCGTCGAAGCGGTCGCGAACCTTGCCGCATTGAAGCGCACGGCTAAGGAACTGGAATCGCGCATGGAAGAAGAAGAACGCGCCATTAAGTCCGCAATGGGCGATCGGTCGATATTGGTAGACGCTGGCGGAAAGAAGCTAGCGACCTGGCTGGTAGTCGAGCGCGAAGTGTTCGACCAGCGCGCGTTTACCGAACAGAACCCCGAGCTTGCTAAGGAATTCCGGAAGCGGATCGCAAGTCGGACGTTCAGGGTCGCGTGATGCAAGAAATCACGCTAAAGGCGCGAGTCGCCGCCATCGATATGGCGGCTGAATACGAATTAACCGCGCCGCGCGGATCGCGGCAGTGGCAACAGGGGAAGCGCAATGGCAGACGAAATGCAATCGACGGAAGTAGCCGTCACCCCGTCGCCGAAAACGGCGGCGTCGATTCAGATTGTCGGCGGGCAGTTCGTCCCGACGACGTTCGACGAGGCTTACCGGATGGCCCAGGTTTACGCGGCATCCGATCTAGTCCCGAAGGATTACCGCGGCAAGCCCGCAAACATCATCGTCGCGATTCAGAAAGGCGCCGAAATCGGCTTAAAGCCGTTGCAAGCGTTGGACGGCATCGCCGTTATCAATGGGCGCGCCGGCGTTTGGGGCGACTTGCTTTGGGCGCTTGTGCGCCAGTCGCGGCTAGTTGCCGGCGTCGACGAATCGTTCGACGATGCGACCATGACGGCGGTTTGCAAGATCAAGCGCCGGGACGGCGAGCTAGTGATGAGGACGTTTTCGCAGAAAGACGCGGAACGCGCCGGACTTTGGGGGCGCGACGGAACCTGGCGCAACTACCCGCGGCGGATGCTGCAAATGCGCGCTCGAGCGTTCGCCGCCCGCGACGCGGTGCCGGACGTTCTAAAGGGACTGGCGGTGCTTGACGAATTCGTCGGCGCAGAACCCGATCAGGCCGCCCCGGCGCCCGCGCTTGAGGTTCCCCGCGACGCCGCGCCATCCGCAGAAAAGGAACGCGGCGCCGTGTCGACCTTGCGCGATCGGGTCGTCCCGAAAAGCGAAGTCGCCGTCGGCGGCGTTCCCGCCGGATCGGTCGAAGCGTCGCCCGCCCTGTTTCCTGACGTCCCGGACGGCGATCCGAAGCAACTAACCGGAAAGGAAATTGAAGGATGAATCCGACCGTTCTGCGGGCGATCATGGACGCGCGTTTTGCCGCCAGTTCCACCCTTGACCGGCAGACGGCAGAAGAATGGCGCCGGGTCGCCGATATCCTCGAAACCCATTCCGACCCGGTCAGGCATTGGGGCGAACGCATCATCGCCGCCATGATCGGCGCGGCGATCGGCGTTTCCGCGGTCATTCTGGCGATCGGGATCTGACGATGTTCCGCGCCCTTTACGCCGCGTGGCTATTGGCGTTCTGGCGGTTCGTGCAGTTCTGCGGCGGACCCCGCCATGCTTCATACTGCTATGCGCGGTTCGAAGCATGGCGGGCGCGGGAATTCCTGCGCCTATGGGCGTCGGGGAAGCTATAGCCTATTTCCGCGATGCCGCAATAATTTCATCCTTCGCCGCGCTCCCGGCGGACGATCCGAAGCGGTAATCGACGATCGTCCCGCGCTTTTGCATCGCCCAGGTAACGAACGCGGCAAGCAAAGCCATTACGCCCTCCGACATTGCGCCGTCTTTGGCAACGTCGACGACCGCGAGCGCCCCCAGGACGATACCGACGCCGACGACAATCCAGAATTGCTGTTCCGCCATGCGCGGCGCCAGGTCGACCCGGTCTTTCGCCGCCCTTTCGGTCGCCTTGTCGCGACTGGCGTCGTCGATTTCGGTCGTCCGTTCGATCAGACCGACCAGTCTGTCGACGTCCAGTTCGACGGCCCGGCGGAATGCCGTCGCCGTCGACGGGTCGGATTCGATCTTCGCGACCGCTTCTTCCGCGGTCTGAACCCCGGTAACGGTTTTCGCGATTTCGACGATCGCCGGCCCGGCTTTCTCGAGCAAGTCGGCATTGCGGGTCGCCGTCTTTGATCCATGCCCGCGGAACAGGTCGGAAACGAACGGCAGCAGCATTTGAGCGGCGGCGATGATCAACGGGGCGGCTGGCATCTTCGGACCTTCCTGCGTCGGTTTTACGGCTGGCGCCGCGGCGATCGGTGCGACCGCTGCGGCGGTTTCTTTCCCTTCGGCGTCGACCGGGACGAACCGACCGCCGTATTTTTCGTAGGTCGCGTACGCGCGTTCCGCGGTGAGTGTATGCTGCCCGTACCTGGGCGGCGGTAGGGACGCCCATTCCCACGAACAACGGTCCAGCGCATCCGCCAAATTGCCGTCCACCAGGCAATTCAACGCTTTCCGACCCGCGATCAGCGCGACCGCGCCTTCGTCCTGGCACTGCGGCCCGAAATCTTCGAACCCGTATTGCTTGACCAGTCCGTCCCAGGTCCGCGCCAAAAACTGATAGGCGCCCGCCGCCGTCGACGTCAGGTCGCCGACCGTGATCGCTTTGCGCGGGTGATCGGCGAACGACGAAAAGTAAGCGCCACCGAAGTGCATCCGGTAAGCGGAATCGTCCTGATTCGTTTCCCCTTCGCGGATCAAATGCAGGAACGCCCGGACGTTCGGGTGTTTCAGTGCTTCGCGAAGTTCGGCGCGCGTCGTCATTTACCGTTCCTGCGGTTCCAGTCTTCTACGTGCTTTTCAAGTAGCGTTTCTATGCGGTTGAATCGCTGTTCGATGATTTCGCGCTCGCGCCGCCAGTCCGCTCCGCGGAAGCGGTCATCGCCAGCGTTGCGCATTTGCCCTTCCATCTGCGCTACCTGAACCTTGAGCGCGGTCACGTCGTCACGGATCGCGAGCAGCGTCGATCCAGCCCACAGCAACAAGGCGAGCAGGATCGCGACGACGATCGTCTGCGCGTGCCGCTCGATGATTGGGCCGCGCTCAGACTGGTCATCTATGGGCATTGAACAAATTCCTTCATGGGCTTCCGCCGTTGTCGGTAATGATCTGGCGCATATATGCAATCTGCGCTTCGAAACCAATCATACGGTCGCGCGCTTCGCTAATGGTCGTCAATCCTAGTTCACGTTCACGCAGGACGCGCAATTGCTTTGTTTCGATCGCGGCGATTGTGGCCCTCGCGGCGAATATGGCATTGAATCTGTACCGCGCAGCTTCTTCGGCGTCGATTTCAGCCTTATCGCGCGCGATCGGCCTTCCCGTCGCCAGGTCAAGCTTCGAATCAGCCGGGTTAATTTCACCTTCGAACGCGATGCATCCTGACGGCGTGTTTTGCGCTACATAAGCACGGCGCCCGCGGAAACGCGAAACGACGGCGCCGGTTGCCGCCGAACAGAACGTAAAAACCGTTTCGGCGTCGTCATCCGGCGCCGGGAAGCTAATAGTCAGCTTGTCCGTCATTTGCGGATTCCCTGTAGAGAAAGGCTACAGTTCTGCCAGCTAACGGTCGCACTCCACGTCCCGCCGCCGTCGCCGATCGAATATCCGCCGCCGAGCAAGCTAGCCGCTACAGTTTGTCCGCTTGGAACCGATACGGTAATCAGTCCGCCGGCGGCAAACCAAACCGAATTCGTCCCATTCGAAGAATACGGCGGATTCGTCACGGACGTCCCGTTGACGGTTATCGGGACGCTGATGGTTGTCACGGCAAACGTATTTTGCGTCACGTCCACTTGAAAGCCGACTTGCACGTCGATAGTCGCCGCGGTGTTATTCGTCAGCGACGCCGTTCCGATCGTGACTTCCCATCCATAAGGAGCGGGCGTCGGAGACGGTATTGCCCCGGTATTTGCTGAACTAGTGCTAGTGGGGAATACCGAAACGACGTCCGTCACACTTCCGCGCGGCAGTTGCCCGCCGTCGACCGTTGGCGCGTTGTAGTCGACCCAGGGGGTTTGCTGCGCTTCCGTCAGTCCAGATCGCGTGCCATGACAGAACAGCCCCACCTGGTGCCAGAAAATGTAAGGATCAACGCCGGTACCGTTTCCGGTAAGTCCACAAATCAAGGTCACATATGCGGCGTCGTATGCGGTACCGTTTGACCATACGCCGCCGCCGTCTGCGGTTACTGGCGCCTTGCCGAACCGCCATAGGCGCGGTCGATCTTCCAGCGTGTCGTATTGACCTAGGAATCCGGTTCCGCCGGGTACGTCCACAATGTCCGCGCCCGACATAGCGTCAGAAAACGCCGTTTTCGCAGAGTTGTGGAAACGCAGAAAGAAAAATGCTTGGCTACGATGAATGGACGCCAGAACCGAAGCTTCGTAGTAAAGCCCAGGCTGAACGGGAATATATGGCCCGTGAATGTAGCCGCCTTGATTTGTTCCGACGGCATTCGTTCCGTTCGCGCAATGCGTCCAGCAGCCCCCGCGCCCGAGGTTCCATATAACGCCGCTGCCATAGTTCCGGCCCCACCCCAGCGTCGGCGGCGATCCGAATCCGTATCCGGTCCAGAACCTTATTGACCTTGCGTCCGCGTATTCGTATGCCCCCCACCCCAGGTCATCGGTAAAATCCGCGTTCTGCTGCATATTGACGACGGGCGGCGCGGGCGGCGAAATCAGGTCCGTATCTGCATAGGTAGGCCCGGCAGCCAGCGAATCCGAATACGCCGCCGGATCGTATTCGTCGCCCGTCAGGCGCCACAGTCCCGGCCCCGCGTATTCGGGCGCCAGAATGCGGAACTTCTTCGACGATAGTCCGATCGGGTGCGTAACTTCGATGACGTCACCTTCCTGATGCTTGATACCGGCGTCGAACACTTCCAGCACTATCCGCAGATCCGACGTCCGAAGCTTGTTCAGCCGTTCCGTAGCTTCGCGCGTTGCCTGCGAATGGCGGCGAATCCCAGGCATGGGGACCTGGGACACGCGGCGCGGAACCGTTCCGCCAGCCACGCCGCCAGCTTCGACTGACGCGATCGCATCGCGCCAGGGAAAAACGGAAGTGTTCGTGTAGACGACTTCCACGACCGTCGGGACGTTGCCTGTTTCCTTCTTCGTAAGCGAAACGATTCGCGAAATGTTTCCCGATGCGTGCGAATAGGTCGCGTCCGTCGATCGCGTCGTGTCTCCGACTAGTTCGATGATTCCGCTTGACGACGTCGTCAAGAAACATCCGGCATAAGCGCGCAGGGTTTCGACGATATCTTCTAGGCTTTGCTGCGTGGCGAACGTGACGCCGACAATTCTTCGCTTTTCGGTGCCGCTAACAAGCGCATCGTTCAGGTCCGCGACCGTGTTCACAGTCGACGCGACCACGTTTTTGCCGCATCCGTAGGTCGTATTCGTCAGGAAATCGCGCAGGCAAAGCGCCGGATTGTCGGACCATGCCGTCGTCGACGTCCGCGTGTCCAGAACCTTGCGCCCCTTGATCCGCGCCGACAGGTTCAGGTCGCCCGTAAATTTCGAAATCGGGATCTTGACGACCGAATACATATATCCGGCCAGCGTTTCCGAATACGAATACCCGTTCGCCGACATTGCAGTTTGCAGCGCACTATCCGCGGTGCTTTGCGAGCCGTCGTAATTGGTATACGCCGAACCTGGCGGAAGGTCGCGACCGCTTAACTTGATATCGTTAACCGAATCGCCCTGATGCGCCCAAAGACATTGCACATAGACAATCCCCTGATAGTGCGTAACGTTCAGGATCAGCGCGCCGACGCGATCTTCGCCGTAGACGACTGGAATCGGCGCCTGATCTGCAGCTTTCGCCAGTTGCCGCCGTTCCGCTGGTTCTGCAGTGTTCCGCAGTACGCGGGCGCGTACCATCGCAAGCCACTGTTCTGTCGTTCGCGATTGCGTTACGGGGACTGACCAGCGCGGCGAAAGAATGTCGGGGGCGGTAGTCATCGCGAAATTTCGTAATCGACGCCGTTAATTCGAATCACCTTACCCGTCGGAAGGTAGGTGTAAAACCCGAAAGCCGGACTTACCGTCGCGCGCGGTCCCGTCTGATATTGCGCCCAATCCCGAATATTGACCCGGCATCGGTCGAGCGCGATTTCGCATCCGGCGCCGATGCCGTCGCACAACAGGATCGGGTCCGATGCGCCTGGGGACGTAATGCTCCCATCCGATCCCCAAATCTGTATACGCTTATCGGCGAACAGTCCGCCGATTGCTTTGCCGCCGATGTAATCGTCGGCGTTGCCAAAATCGATGTATCCATCGATCCGCAGCGGCGCGACCCTTATCGACGAAACATCGAAATCGATCTGCGTCCACGAATTCCCGTTCCAGGTTGTCGTCGCATAGGAACAGTACCGTTCCGTACCGGCCCCAAAGTCGACTTGCAAAAACCATGCGGGACGCTGGACGACGGCGGAAAATGCCGTGTTAAGTGCAGTCGATAGCGACTTCACTTATCAAACTTCCGCGGCGGATACGTTGACCATATACAGATTTCCGGGCATCCATTGACGCTGCGGCGGTCGCAGAAAAACGCAGGTCGACGTGCCGCCGTCAAAAGCCAGCGTAAACGACGTCCCCTTGTTCGACCCGTAGAAAGTGTTAAGCGTCGACCATTCCGACGACTTGAGACGGTGAACAAGGTTGAATTGACGCTTATCACCCGCGTACGGAATCCGCACCTTTACGGACCCGTTAGACGCGCGCACGACGATCCGCCCGTCCAAATCTTCCGTCGTCGAATCGCGATGAAACGTCGTTAGCGGATAGGCTGCCATTCCTTACCCCGTCAATTGTCGTTCGTGCGCCATAGCCCGACTTCCGACGATCCGCCGCCCGCGACGGTGACTTCGAGCCGTTGCCCGCGGATCGCTTCGACGATCGCGGCCCCGCTGGCGACGACTGCGCTTTCGATCGACCCAAGCAATGCGTTTGTCTGATCCTGCGTCGACACCATGACTTCGACGGAATCCTGCAATCCTGGCGCCCCGGCGGTGAAGTCGCGCAGGCTCATTCCCGACAGGGTCAGCAGATCCGACCCGGCTGCGAACGACCCGGCGGCGTTCATAAGCGCGGCGAATTGACTTTGCCCCTGCGGCGTCGAAATGTCGATCGAACTAACAAGGTTCCGGTACGCTTCGCGGCCCGTCAGCGCGCCGGTATCCAGTCCAGCCGCTTGCAGGATTTTCTGCGCTTCGACCAGGGACAGCGCGCCGCGTTCTTCGTCCGAATAGAATTCCCGGTAATAGGCGGACACCTTGCTAGCGAATGCGTCCAGTCCGCCCGTAAGGTCGGCCAGTGCGATTCGCGCGTCGACAGAAAGGTTCGTCAGTTCGGCGAACGGCCCGCCCAACATATCGAAAGCGTTCGCCATATCTTCGGCGGCGGCGGCGGTCGCGATCATCCGGTCCAGTGTTTCGCGATCGACCAGCGACGCCGAAACCGTATTGAAGTAGGCTTTTATCTGCTTCGGTAGGTCGGCATCCTGCAATCCGGCCATGATCAGACCGGGGACCATTTGGCCTAGCAACGTATTTCGATCGGCGTTGCCCGCGTTCTGATTGAAGCTATACAGCGTCCCGCCGCCCGCGCCGATGACGTTCCCGACGACCTGGGCGCCGCGCCCGTCGGGCGAAGTGCTGGTGAACATCCCGTAAGACGTCCGCGCGTTCGCTGCGCCGCCCAGGGCCGTCGCCGTCATCCGTACGGCTGAAACGATCGCGTCGATTTGCGCGGCGTAATGCCCGCCGCCCCACGTCCCGCCGCCCGGATTATTGATCGCCCCGGCGAACATATTCGACAGCGGACCGGACGTCGCCCATTCCTGATAGGCGGGACCGCGGGCGCGACCGGTGCCGACGCCCGAAATCACCCTATACAAACCGTATGCGATCGCCAGATATGGAATTGCCGCGCCGATCGCCATTCCGGCGCTTGCCGCAGCGCCGCCGGCGCCGCCCATCGTCGACAGCGCGCCCGACGCCGCGAACCCGCTGGAAATCGCGCTTCCGCCGGCCCAGGACGACAGCGTCGCGAGCGCCCCTTCGCCGAGCGCAGTCCCGAAACCGCCGATGATCCCGCCCATGATGCCGGTAGACGCGCCGCCGCCGCTGCTGAATGCCGAACCCAATCCGCCTAGGATCGATCCGAACGCCGACCCGCCGCCGCCCGCCGTGCCGCCGCCCGCCGCGCTGGCAATCGACGACAGTCCGGCGCCCATCGCCGCAATAAGTGCCTGCGCGATGCCGCGGGCGACGACCGACCGGAAATAGTTGACGATCCAGTCGCCGACCGACTGCGCGATCGACTTCCCGCCTTCGAACCCGGCGACCATTGCGTCCGTCAATGCCTGTTCGATATCGCGCGCGACGTTCGTCCACGCATCCCGCGAAGCTTCGGCGGCGTCGACCGACGCCTGGCGCCCGGCGCCGGTCCGCATGGATGCAATCAATTCTTCCTGCGCCGCCGCCTGCGCTTCGAACAACTGCCGTTCCGCTTCGGATAGCTCGAGCGTCGCCAGTTTCGCCTTGATCTTTTCTAGCGTGACTTCGGCCAGCGTGATTTTGTAGCCGCGCTGCTGCGCTTCGGTGGCGCCGATAACGGCGTTTTCTTCTTTCTGCGCCTGGACTGCTTCGCGGATCGTTTGCAGTTGCTTGACTTCGGTCGCGAACGATTCCGCGTCGAGCTTGCGGATTTCTTCCTGCGTCGCCTGATACAGCGTGGCGGCGTCGACCGACCGCAATCGCGCGAATGCTTCGGCTGTTTCTGCCTGGGATAGCTTGACCTTACCGGCGGCGATCGCTTCGCCGAGCTTGAGCATGGTCCGTTGCGCTTCCGACAATTTGCCGGTTGCAGACGAATTCATTTCAAGCGCGGAAATTTCCTTTAGCACTTCTTCCCGGACCCGCGCCTGCGAATCTGCCAGTCGCGACGCTTCTTCCGCCGCCTTTTTCTGCGCCGCGATGCGTTCGCGGATTTCCGCCGCATTGGGCGCGTTCCCGGCGCCGGTTTCGGAATAACGCAATGCGCGCGAACCGGCCATGAATCGCGCCATGCCGGCGTCAGCTAACGCGCGTTGCGTCCGTTCCAGTTCTGCATTGACCCCCTCGAGGGCTATTTGCAGGTTGCCGATAAGTTCCGGCTGATCCGTGTTTGCAAGCTTCGCCGTCAGTTCGTCGACCTGGCGATTCAGGCGGACGATTCTTTCTTCGGGCGTTTCTTCGCCGTAGTCTGACCCCTTGAACCATCCGGCGACGGTCCCCGTCACTTGGAATTTCAGCTTTTCCCACGACGCGGACAGGCGATCGATATTCGCCGCCATCTTCGTCGCGTTCTGGATCTGTTCTTCGGACGCGCCGCCGAACTTTTCCAGCCCTTCGCGGCCTTCGCTTAGGAACGTGACGAACTTTGAATTCGCCTTGCCGAATAGTTCCGTCGCGAGCGTCGACTTATTGACGCCGCCAGCGTAAACCGACATTCGGTCGGCGACGTCGCCCAAGATATCGTCCATCCCGCGGACGTTGCCGCCCGCGTCGCGGATCGCGACCCCCATTTCGCGGAAGATCGCGGCCATTTCGGCGTTACCGCCGACCGCTTCGGAAACGGACTTATTTAGCTTCGTAAGCCCCGACGACAGTTGATCCTGTCCAACGCCCGCCGCCTGCGCCGACAATTGGAACGACGAAAGCTTCGTCGCGGCGATTCCTAGTCCCTGCGCCAGTTCGTCCAGGTTGTCGAGCGCCTCGAGGCTTTGCTTTCCGAGGTTCGCCAGCCAAGTTACCGAACCGCCGATCGCCAGGGCGCCGGACAGTTTCGAAAACGACGACTGTAGCCCGGTCAGGTTCCCGGTGATTCGGTTGATCGCTGCGGTTGCCTGATCTACCGCGGTGATTACGACACTAGCTTCGCCGACTTTTGCCGCCATGCTTACCGTTCCCGCCGTTCTGCGAAGTATCGCAACGCTTCCGATTCCATGACCCGAACCCCGTCAAAGACGGAAAGACGGTCCCCTTCGGGGACGTCTATCAGTCGCATGACCGTTTCGATTGCCTCATACCTTAGACCGACCGGACCGCCGAATCCGACGGTCCATTGTGTAGTCGAACGATAGAACACGACGACCGCTAGCCAGTTTTCGGGCCAAACCTCGAATACTTCTTCTTCCAGTTCGACGTCGATTCCGAACGCCGCGGCGCTTTCGGCGACGTTGCGAACGTCAACGCCGCCGCCGATGATCATCCGCGCCGCGGCGGCTAGTTTTTTGTCCTACCCGCGGACAGTTCCCGAATGTAGGACTGGAAAATTTGCAGCGACGCGCCGGGGTAGGACTCGAGCAACGCGCCGAACGCTTCCGGCGAAAACTTGACCGCTTTCCCGTCGGCGTCGACGACTTCTTCCCACCCTTCGACCGCCGATAGCAGAAATTCCGCGTCCTGCCCTTCCATCGCTTTCGCCCGCTCGCCCCAGGCGCGCAAATCCGTTTGCGTCATATGTCGACCGACGAGCACGAACCGCGCCGGGTCGACGGCGCCAGGGATAGCGACTTCGACCCGGAACTTGAACGACGGATTTGGATGCAGCTTGATCATGGTTCCCCCGATAGGTGATTGACGAACGATTAACCGAACGCGATCCGGAGTTCGTCGTTTCCGGTCGACGGAAGGATGCGCCCGTCGAATGACACCAGGCGCCGGCCCGACACTTCCGTCTTACCCCAATTCGTAAGTTGAACCTGAGGCGCGTAAACCATGACGCGGTAGCCGGTCGCCGTGCCGTGAATGAACCCGGCGGATTGCAGCGTCGCCGCCTTGACGTACGTCCCGAAGGTCGATTCCTGCGCCGCCGTCATATCCAGCGAAAACCGCGCGACGGGCGTCCGGTCGGTGATGTCGATCGATTCGCCGCCGAGTAGCGGCGTATGGGTAACGGCATTGGCATAGTCGATATCCCATCCCTGCGACGGATAGGTCGTCCCGGACGTGATCGCCAGCGCGCCCGTCGTCGACGCCGTGCCGTTGAACGTCAGGTCGCCCGTATTCGTGTCGGTGACGACTAGCGGCGTTTTGAATGCCGTGTAAGTGACGTTCGTCGGCGTGCCGGTCGGGGCGCCGCCATCGATCCCGAGCATCCGGAAGGAAAATACCGGCTTTACGCCAATCGTCGCTTTCAGTTGCAGCGTTCCGCGGCATCCGATCGCCCTGTGCAGCAGGCCGTCGTCGTAGTAATAGATCGTCACCGAATCCGTTCCGGGCGTCGACGGCAGATAGTCGACGCGCGTCCCGGACGACGTCGTTACGGCGAACCCGCAAGCCTTTAGCAGCGGGTCGAACGCGGGCAGTCCGCCAGCCGTACCGTTGCCGACCATTTCCACGTCGAACGAACATTCGACGTAGGACGTCCCTAGCAACTGTTCGGACCCGCCGAAATAGGACCGGATCAACGCCCGGTCGACGTTCCCGGCGTTCAGTGGGTTAACCGAAATGTTCGAAACCAGCATGGCATTTGCCGTGCCGGTCGGCGCCGAATCGGTGCCGTAAGTCGTTTCAATCTTCGCCAGGATTGTGGCGTTGCGTGCATAGCGAGCCATAAAAAGCCCCTCCGTCAGTTGCCCGCGCTAGAACGCGGAAAGAAGTGTCGACCCCGTTCGGTGAACGACGTCGAGGCGGAACACTGCGCCGACGATGTTCAAATCTGCTTCGGAATAGTCCCAATCGATCGTCGTCGCCTGAACGACGTCCATCACGCCGTCCGGCGGCGTCATCCCGGCAACGCGCGAAAAGACGTCGCCGATAAGCGGGTCGACGGCAGCATCGGCTGCGACCGTGTCCGGCGTATAGCGAACGCGGATTTCGATTTCGTACGAACTTCGCCAGTCGATCGGCCCGTTTTGAATCCCGGCGACTTCGGCGACGGTCGTCATCGGGCGGACCCATACCATCGTGTCCGTGCCTTCGGGCATCGGCCAGGCGTGACCCCTGTAAACCCGCCCGCCCGCGACCGCGGGCGCCTGCGCCAGTGCGGCGACCAGCGCGGCGGAAATGTCGGCGAAAACCGTCATGGACGACTTACCCTAATAGTTACGATGCCGGTTCCGTCGGGTTCGACGGACCTGACCGTGTACGAAACGCCGCGGATCGTCGCGACCTGGCCCGCCGCTGCCGACGGGTAGTCGGACGCGATCGCCGTCACGACGACCGCGCTTGTCAGAACGCGATTGAATTCGTCGACCGCCATATCGACGATTGCGGGCGCCGTCGACGTTCCGACGGCGACCGTTTCGCCGAAGTCCGCGAAATACCCTGCCAGTTGTTCGACGAATGCCATTCGCTTTCCGTTAAGCGTTGACCTGTTCGTACGTCATGCTCGGACAGCACATAACGAACCCGGTCCCGGCGAAGTCGACGACGACGCCGTGCGTTTCCGACAGTCCCTTGCGGATGAATTCCATCGACCGCTTTACGCCTTGCAGTCCAGGAAAGTCCGCGGGCAAGTCCCCTGCCGCATACGGCCCCGGCTGATACACGCGGGCGTCGTCCATTATCAGAACGTCGCGCGAAACATCGTCGCGCGCGGCCAGGATGGCCTGCAATTCCCGCTCGAGCGGCAAGCGCCGTCCGACGTCTTTTTCGTCGTCGTACTTCGCTAGTCCGTAGTCCGCCCCGGCGAAGTGCGCGTCGAGCCAAAAGAAAATACCATCGCCCGGCGGGATCGCCGCCAGAATTTCTGGCAGAACTTCGGCGCTTTCGCCGCGGTGTACGCGGATGCGCTTGTCAGCGGCAAACCGCGCCGCCGCCGAGCTTGCCAATACTGGAACGATTTCGATCGAATGCAGCGTTTCGAATGGCGCCATCGCGGCAAGTGCCAGCGAATCGCCGGTCCCGGTTCCGGTTTCGACGAAATGTTTAAGTCCGTATCGCTCGATGATTCCTGGCAAATTGAAGTGTGCAAGTGTTCCCATTTAGGCCGCCGCTTTCAGTTTTCCTTCGATCCATTGAACCGCCCAATTGCAGACCGTTTCCGGGTCCGCCGCTTCCTGACACGCCGCCGCGCCGGTTTTGCCGCGGTGACAATGTGACCAGTCGGCGTGTATCCGGTGACACGGGTAACAAGGAAGGTTGCTAGGTTCGACGGCGATGCACGGCGACCAGTCGCGCGTCAGTTGTTCGGCGGTCGAATGCGACAGCAGAACGATTTTTAAGGGCGGTTCATGCGCGACCGAATTCACGATCGCACTTTCCGTCCCGATGACAACGTCCGCCAGCGCGGCGAACGTGAAGCACTGCCGGATTGTCCATTGCGTCCCGACGATTGTTGACCGCGGCGTCGGGCGCAGCTTCGACATACGCAAGTCTCCCAAAACGACGGTATGGATGCCGCGCGCCTCGAGGATTTCGATCGCGCGCTGCGTATGCGGCCAGAACTTCGGAAGGCTGGACCCGGTCGGGTTAATCACGACGACCGGACCGTCGCGCTTCGCGCGTTCCGCCTTCGCGAATTCGATTTCTTCTTTCGTCGGCGTGAACTTGATCCGCACCTTTTCGCGATCGAAGTCGACGCCTGCCCAATGGTAGACGTTTTCGACGTAGTTTTTCCGCATGACCCGGCGCCGCGTTTCATCTGGCAGCCAGAAATTAGGGTCGATCGGATGCGGCAACAAAGTTCGTTCGACCGACCCGACGAGGTTCACGAACCTGTCGAACTTGCTTTCGGCCCATTGCCAGTAAGCCGACTGCAATCGCGAAGTGTCCGGCCCGCCCATTCCGAATATGCCGTCAGGCTGTACGCGCATTTCGTCGATATTCGGATCGTTTCCTAAGCTTGCCTGGCCTTCCTTTTGCGTAAATAGCGTGACGTGCCATCCCTCCCGCTTGTATGCCTCGAGGATCGGCGTAATCCACAACGCATCACCGTATGCGCCCAGGCGGACAAGCCCGAGCGTTTTTTCGGGTTTCGGTTTCGGTTCGACGACGACCGTCTGCGCGTCGCTGCGCTTGCGGTAGATTTGAAGGAACGAGTATTCGAACGCTTCGGTTCGGACTTCGTCGCGTTCTAGATCCCACCCTTGCCCGCAGGATTCGGCGACTTCGCGCATCGCTTCGACAATGTCGGCGTTGCGGAAGTCGTGACGGTGATCCGGGTTCGCGCCAGGCATCCCCACATTCGGATAATGATCGGCGTGCGGGATGTACAAAATCAACCGACCGCCGGGACGAATGACGCGCCACCAGTCGCGCAGCGATGCGCGGTAGTCGTCGATATGCTCGAGCAAGTGCGACGAAAAGACGACGTCGATTTCGCCGTCGGCGAACAGCGTCAGCTTGTCGCATGACGCCTCGATCCGCTGATTCGCCTTCGCGCCGAACAAGCGTAAATCTTTGTCGTTATCCATGCCGATGACGTGCGGCGCCCCGGCGAACGCGGGCATCGGCCCGCATCCTAGATCCAGGCATCGCCCGTGCATCAAATGGGCGATTTCGAACATTACTTTATGGGATTCCGCGCCCTGCGGTCCGTCACTTCTCCAAACCATTCTCGTTTCCCCGATAGTTGCCCCGAAATGTAGACCGCGCCGGGTCCGTCGGGGTGGCGGATTTTTCGCCCGGATGGGCTAGGCGCGATCTGATCGTTACTTCTTAGCCTTCGCCGTCGATTCTGCCGCATCCTGCGGCGGCGCGTAATCGACCTTACAGAATCCTTTCAGGATCGCGAATTCGGATTCGGGCAGATCCAGAATTTGCCCCGGCGATACCAGGTCGCCGCGATAGAACCCGACCAGCGCAACCGCGCGGACAGTTTTCGTCCAACCGACCGACGCGCGCCCGACCGTAATCGTCATACGTTCCCCCGTTGAAAGTTGACCATACGCTACGGGGTAGGGCAGATACCCTACCCCGTATGCGTCAGGTTAGCCGGTGATGCCGGTTCCGATCGCGAACGCAGCGCCGTAGCGGACCCCGATATCGCACGAGTAGATCGCGCGAACGCCGATGATTCCGCTTTGGAAAACCGCAAACGGGTTAATCGCAATTTCGAGCGATCCCCATTCCCCAACGAGCACTTGCGAAAAATCGCCGCCAAGCATCGTGCCGGACGTGATCTGCACGGATGCCAGTGCGCGCTTTCCGACGACCTGGCCCTCGAGCAACGCGCCTTCCCAAATCGGCGTGTCGCTGTTCGTGAATCGCGGCTTGCCCATCAGAACGGCAGCGATCGCCGGGTGGCAGACATAGCCGAACCCGGTGAACAGCGCATTCGCCGACGCGACGGTCGACTGGAATTTGATCATATCTTGATACGACACGGCGGAACCGGTCCCGGGGTTCGCGGTGCCGAGTCCCGATTGGTAGCGGATGCCAAGCGGGACCGACGAATCGGCGGACGTACCAGCCAGCATCGCACTATCCACGCCGAGCGCGACCGCTGCCGCAAGGTCGGACTGCACCAGCATTTCGGCATCGGGCGTCGACTGCATCAGCAGTTGCCGCGAAATCTGCTGATACCCGGCGACGTGCTTCGGCGACAGGGTCAGCGCGCCGACCGTCAGTTCGGAAGCGGTCGCCGTGCCGAGTTCGCCGATCCATGCGACGGAACCGCCGGTCGCCTGGCGCGGGATGACGACGACGCCTTGCAGACCGGACAGCGTCCGCGCGCCGAGTCGGAACCCGACCGAAGTGTTCCGCAGCATATCGATGAACGAACCCGGTTGCAGATCCGTTCCGACGATATAGCCGCCCTGCGCCGCCGTGCCGACTTGCAGCGTACGCTGCTGGACGTCAACGGGGACCATGAACGACGTCGCGTTCAGCGGCTTCCCGAGTCGTTCGGCGATCGTGCGCGAGCATTCCGCTTCGAATTCGGCGTTCTTCCACGAACCGTCGGCAATGGCGCGGACGGCGCGGACGACGGAAAACCGTTTCGTTTCGTTCGTCGTGAGGCCGAGGTACGACGGGGAATCGGTGAGCTTTGCCCGGTCCCGACGGATCGTCAGGATTTCGTCCGCGATCGCGTCCCAGGTTTTGCCGGAACGGACCCAATGGGCGATCGTGTTTTCGTCGTGAATTGCGTTCGCTTCCGCGAACTTGCGGATCGTGGCGGAACGCGCCTGATCCGACTTGACTGCATCGAAGTCCGCCGTCACCCGAATGTCCGGGGTACGGTTTTCCGCTGCTGCTGCGCCCGCGGTCGGCGTCGTTTCTTGGGACATTACGTCCTCCATTGAAAGTGCGGCGGGTGCCGCGGGGAATTCATGCGCCCGGACGGGAACCGACCGGGTATGCATCACTGGATCAGTGCGACCGATGCCGACCGAAAAATCCGCCGGGATCGTGACAATGCTCGCTTCCATCGGCGACCAGTCAACGGCGGTAAACGTGCCGGACTTTCGGTCCTCGATGAATTCGTGTACGTCATAGCCGACGGATACGTTCCGCAATCCACCGTCAACCATGGTCTGCACTTCGCGCGCGCGGTCTGTATCGAACATCCGCGCGTCAACGTGCAGGCGACCGCCGTCCAAATAGGCGCGATCAACCATACCGATCGGGTCGTTCCAGTCGTGATTAAACAGTAGTGGCATGGCGCCCGATGCGGCGCGGTCCAGTCTGATCGCGCCCTTTTCGTGCGACAGGATTTCGGTTCCGTAAAACCGTTCGACCGGAGCTTCGCTGGACAGCGAAAACGAAATCCGCACCTTTTCGTCCAGGTCGTCGGACCGCGTGACGTTGATCGCCGCCGCGGTTGCGTTGCGGATCTGCGGACCGTTAAGATTGATCGTTTTCCGTGTTTCGTTCGGCATCGCTATTACCTCCGGATTACGCGCAGCCCGCGATCGTCATCGGACGCGGGTTCGTCGGGTTCGTCATCGGGTTTGGGCGCAACGTCGGTCGGCGGTTGAACCGGTTCGACGGTTGTATCCAGATTGATCCCGGCATCTTCGAACATTTCCAGTTCGACGGCCCGAATCCTGGCGATTTCTTCGACGTCGCGACCGTCGCTGTATTGCGAAACGACGTCCGTAATGGTCGTGAACCCGCAGCGGACCGCTTCTTTGTATGCGGCAACTTCTTTGCCAGGATCAACGAATCCCCATCCGCGCAACAGCCATTTGACCGCTTCGTACCTGACCGGATCGGCGGCGTATGCGCCGATCGGAATCGCCGGGATTGCTCGAGCCATCACCGCAAGCTGCAACCATTCGCGGTGAAATTCGGCGCGGAACGAACGGACCCACCATTGCTGCAAGATCCGCCACAGATCGCGATCGTCCAGCAACGCCAGGCGCGACGACGAATAGTTCGACTGCGAATAGTCGCGCGAAAGGGATTCGTACGACACGCCGCAGCCCGCGGCCATTTCGCGCAACATATAGCGCAGGAACGCTTCGACCGCAGAATTCGGGCGGTTCGGCGCGACGAAATTCATTTTTTCGCCATACGCCAGCCGTTCGACGATGCCGGGTTCCATCGGGATCGTCGACTGTCCGTTCGCGGCGACGTCGCCGGTTCCAGCTTCGTCCCCAGGTTCGTCGGTTTCGACGAAACCCATGTAACACGCGGCGGCGCGGGCGGCGGTGATTTCAGCTTCGGAATATCCGTCGATATCGTTCAGCTTCCGCAGGACAGCGTGCATCCACGGAACACAGCGCGTTTGCGGCCAGCGGTCGCGAAGTCCGATATGGATTATGTCCGATGCCGGGACGCGGATAACTTCGTCAACGGCCAGCGCAGACCAGCGGGTATCCCCCGGATGATGCTTGCGGATGTAATAGGCGACCGGGCGCCCGAACCCGTCGACTTCGATTCCCTGCCTGACCTGGCCTACCGCGCCCGGCCACGGTTGCGCCATGTTTTCGGCGATGCGTTCCGCTTCGATGATTTCAAGCGCCATCGGCACGGACGAACGCCCAAGCGTCAACGGATGTTTGCGGATGAACACTTCGCCCGCTTCGAATACCTGTTCCAGGCAAAGCCGTTCCATATCCTCGAAAGCCAGAACGCCGCCGGTATGGCATGACTTCGCTTCGGACCACTGGCGCCAGGCCGATTCAATTCCGTTATTGACGGCGGTCGCCAGTTCGTCGCGCGTCGTCATTACTTGCGCCTGAATCCCGACGCCCGACCCGAGTACGTTATTAACGACGATCGCCCGCGCCCGCTTCGCGTAGGAATTGTCGCGGATCAGTTGCCGCGACCGGTTGCGAAGTGACGTCAGCGACGAACTTAGTTCGCCGTCTGCGCTTGTCGTGCCGGACCCGAAACCAAATGTCAGGCGCGACTGCGCGGCGCCGTTGTAAAGGCGGATCGACTTCGGCGCGATCAGTCGCGCGATGCGCTGGCGAAGTTTTCTAAGATCCATGACCGTCAAACCTCACATAAGAAAACCGCGGATCGGCCATGCCGCGCGCGATCGCGTCTTTGCGGATTTCCCGCGCCCGTTCGGTTTGCCAGTGCCGCAACAGATCCCGAATGCCCTGGGACGTAGTGAACTTCATCCGGCGCCCGGCGATTTCGTATTCGGCGATCGTGCCATTCGACGCCGTATAACTGGCAAGCGCCACGTTCAGGTCGTCGATTGCTTTCTGCGCCAGCGTCCGCCCGTCGAAACCCGCGACCGCCGTCCGCGGGTTTTGCAGGATGACCAGTTGCGAAAACGCCGGTTCGACGGTGTAAACCTCCGCGCCCTTTTCGACCCAGGCGGCGACCGAATAGTCGCCCGGCGACCAGTCGTCCGTAACGGTCGCGGCGGCGGCGACGCGATACTGCGTGCCTTCCGTCGTCGCCGTCAGATCGATGACGCTTGCAGTTCCGTCGCGCGGGATCAGTCGATATTTGAGCGTCCATCCGTCGCCCGGATAGTAAGCCCCGTCGGCGCCCGTCGGCGCATCCTGCAAGTAGGACAGCGTGTCGCCTGCAACCAGTTTTTGCGAAATCATCCAAGGTTCCCCAAGTTGCCGTCGACGACCTTTCCGCCGTCTCCGCCCGCGATACTGCGTTCCGGAACCGACAGCGTCCCATCCCCAAAGCGCCCAGGTACGACGCCCATAGCCGCCGAACCGATGCGCCGCGGACCCTGCCTCGTGATATCCGACAGCGACCAAACCGTGCCGACTGCCGTTCCGGCGGGCGTGATTGTCCGCGAACTTTGTCCGATGCGCGGCGTGGCGCCGGCGACCGCTTCCGACGACCCGGCGGCGACTACTGCGGCGGTCGACGTGCCGCGGATCGCGATCTGTCCCGCGCCAGCCGCGGCGGGAATGACCGCAACCGCCGACGCGCCTAGAACGTCGACCTTGCCGGTGGCGGCGCCCGCCGGGGTGATCGCCCTCGAGCTTGACCCAAAAATCCCGGCATAGCCTACGGACCCGGTCGAATCACGCCCGACGTCGACCGCGACGCCTGACGTCCCGCGGATTGCGACCGTACCGGCGGCGGCGCCCGACGACGATACTTCGGCGGAACTTGTCCCGACTACCGGCGTCGCGCCGACCGTTCCGGACGCGGCGGCCGCCGCGGTCACTGCCGCCGCGCTGGCGCCCGCGATCGCAACCGTTCCCGCCGCCGATCCCGCCGGGACCACCGACGCCTGCGACGTCGCTCGAACGTCTACAGTGCCGCTGGCGGCGCCGGCGGGCGCGACCGTATAGGCACTAGTGCCGGTCAGCGGCGACGCGCCCACGACGCCGGACGACGTCGCCGCGGGCAGAATTTGTGCCGACGAAACCCCGGCGACAGCAACGGCGCCCGCCGCCGCGCCCGCTGCCGTGACTGCAGCCGAGCTTGTGCCTACAACCGGCGTCGCGCCGACAGTGCCGGACGCATTGCCCGCCGGGACAATGCTCGAGGCGGACGCGCCGCGGACTTCGACGGTTCCGGCAGCGGAACCCGCCGGCGCGAACGCGGCGGAACTTGTCCCGACTACCGGCGTCGCGCCGACCGTTCCGCTTGCGGTGCCGGCTGGCGTAACAGATAGCGACGACGTGCCGCGGACTTCGACAGTCGCGCGGCTATCCCAAAAGACATAGACGCTAAGGTCGCACTGGATTGACCTTATTTCGACTGTACCGCCGGCGGTGCCAGCGGGGGTAATCGCGGCGGCGCTTGTGCCGGTTACGGGCGACGCGCCGACCGTCCCGGCAGACGTCCCGGAAGGAACTACGGCGCCCGTCGACGCGCCGCGGACTTCGACCTGTCCCGCCGCCGAGCCGACTGGCGTAACGGTTACGCCGGACGTTCCGGAAATCGACGCCTGTCCGCGTCCGAACGACCCGCCGCGACGCGACGCGATCCCTAGCGGCGTCAGCCTTGAATATGGCCCGATTTGCCGCGCCGACGCTTCCGGCGTGCCTGACGAATTCCCGGCGACGATGACCTGAACAGTCGACGCTCCGGAAATTTCGGCGAACGCCGCCGAACCTACCGCGGCGCCGGACGGAATGACGCCGACCGACGAATTTGCGGCGATCGCGACCGTTCCGTTCGCCTGCCCCGCCGGATCGATTCCGACCGCCGACGTGCCTGATGCCGGACCGTTTTCAACGGTTCCAGCCGCCGCGCCGCCGGGCGTAACGGTGCCGGTCGAAATAAGCGACCGGTCCCGAATGATGACGATTCCGAACGGCCCGCGGACGTTCGTCGTCGTGCCGCCGACGGTCGCCGACAGGACCGTTTTTGACGTGCCGGATGTTGCGCCGCTGCTGATCGGCGCGCGACCGATCAGTCCGCCGATATCGTTCCCGGTCGACGAATCCGGTTCGTACATTTCGACGAACGAACCGAACGTGACGCCGCTACAGGACAGCGATTCGGCGGAAAACTGCGACGGCGTCGTGACGTCCGTCGGGATCGCGAACACGGCGAACGCCAGGTCGCCCGGTGCGATCGCCAGGTTATCGGTTGCCGTCCCGGCGAACGCCGTTCCGGGGTTTGCCGTCTGCTGCCCGAACGCCGCCAGGAATTCCCAGTCGGTAAGCGCGCCGCGGTCCGAATCGACCCGGACCATATGCGCCCACGCGACGTTATTCGTCGCGATCGTGACGGTTAGCGACCCTGATTCCGTGCCGACTGCGGACCGACCGTAAACCCAAAGGTTCATGTTGCCGGAATCGGCGCCAAGCGTCGTGCCATAGCCGCCGCACGCCAGGGCCGAACCGACGGCAGTCCACCCGGACGGCGCCGTAATGCCGCCCCCGTTCGCGGTCGACGGTTTCATGGCGACGTAAAGCAACAGCCCGTCGCCGGCGTCTATGCCGCCAGGATACGCAGGGGCGACAGTTGTTCCGCCGCTGGCGCTATACGCTACCGCTGTCGCGGTCCCGTAGGTAATCGCCATTTAGACCCCCTGCAATCGAACGCGCCGACGCTTGCGCCCATCCGGCGCGTTGCCCGTCATGCGATCGTGAACGAATCCCCGTTCGTCGGCGCCCGCGTCAACGTCTGATCGCCAGCGGTGGCGGTTCCGAGCGTAATTCCTGCCGTTGTGACCGAAAAAATCGGCGCCCCTTCGCCGCGCAGCCCGGTCGACGTCGTGTCGGATAGAAACGTCAGAATCCGGCCCTTGTATTGATCGGCGTCGACGACAGACGGCGATATGCCGCCGCTTCCGCCTGTGATCGGAATAAACGACGTCGTCGGCGTAGTGCCATTGCCGCACGTTCCGTAGACAAGCCCCTTCGCCGCCGCCGTCATCCGCACGGAACTTTCGTAGTCTGTCGTATAGCACTGCACAAGCGATTTCAGTGCCGCCGTTCCGTCGTTCGAAAACACAAAAGCGGCGTGCGCGCCGTCCGTCTGCGCCTGCGGCGGCGCGTATCCCCAAAGCCCGCCGCCCTTGTGCGTCGCCGTCGTGCCGGTCCCATAGGTGCCGTTGTCCAGGCAGTAGTAAACCGTCGTCGTTCCGGTCGTTACCGGACTGCCGTCGGTCCCCAGGATCAGCGCGCTAATGGCTTGATTCGCGACATTTCTGAACATCAGACAATCCCTTGATCTACTAGCGCCCTAATGACGCCGGGCGCAAGTCCTGACGGCCCGCCGCCGCTCGATTCGGTTTTGTATGCGACCGCGCATATCGCCGACCCCGACCATGAGCCGCCGCTGCTGATCGCCCATTCCGCTTGATCGGTCGTCGCGGTCGAAACGATGCGATACGCGCAGGCGCCATTATCGTCGGTCGACGTTTCGTTTTCGTAGATCGTCGTAAATGCGGCGTCGGGCGTCAGCGTCGCCGCGGCGCTGCTATTGACTTGCATCGCGCCGACGATGACCGCTTCGCCCGCCGTATCGACGTCGCCGGATACGCTTGGCGTCGTGTTGTTCGCGGTAATGTTCGCGCTAGCCGTATCTTCGACGCGCGAGCTTCCCCACTGCCGTCCCGACCCCGGATTAAATGCTTCGACCCCGATCAGGATATAAGCGCCCGACGTCGCGTCGGTGATTTGCATCCGCAGCGTCCCGCTCGCGGTGACGATTGCAGACCATATGGCCGATGCCATGTAAGCCAGGCTGCCGGGCGTATCTTCGGCGAACGTTTGAACGTCCTGCGACACGGTTCCAATCGTCGCCGTCCCGCTTGACTTCGAACAGTCGCCAGCCGCAAAAGAATCGGAACCCCCCGGCGTGTATTTCATGCCGCAAACGACGATCATTTGTCCTGCGGTCACACTAATGTCCGCGCTTAGTGCGACGGACGTCGTGTTATTGCCGTTGTTACCGGCGGCAACGCCAGCGGCGGTTATGCTCATGGCGCGGCATCCACGACCAGCACGGTTTCGCCGCCGGACGCGATGACTTCGCCGGTCCCCTTCGTGTAATTGCCGACCGTCGAAAAGGTTCCCGCGGTCGTGTCGTACTTGCGGACGCGAACCTGTCCGGAAACGCCGGTTAGTGCGTTAGTGACGATCGTTACGTTCGTCGATTCCGGCACCCAAATCATCGCGAAGGTGCCATCCGACGCTAACGCCGGACAGATACGCGAAACGCCGGAACTTAGCGACGACGAAACGAGCGACGTATCCGTTTTAGGTACCAGTTTTTGCCACTGGAACCCGGTAAACAGCGATTTAACGTGCTGCTGATGCGTCGACCCGGTCGACCCTAAATTGCTTTCCCACGTCCCCGAATAACTGTAAAGCGTGTTCGGACTTTCGAAATGCCAGATCGGGTTATTGCCGAAAAACTGACCGCAGGCGCCGGACAGCAACGCTTGATAGGACTGCCGCCGAAGTCCCGCGGCAGTGATCGGCGTCGACCGTTCCTGTTCGTAGACCGCTTCGCCCATGAAAAACGGCGTCGGTCCCGACCGTCCGTAGCTTGTCGCGCAGCTTGCATAGACGTCGTCGGCGCCGGGGTAGGCAAAATTCAGATTGAACCCCGTAACGCCCGACCAGTTTGCATAGCCATCCGTTCCGGGCGACGGATGCGCGGTTACAAGGTCGGACGTCCGAACCGTCCGGATACCCACGATGATCTGCGCCTGCTTCGTGCGGTTGCCGGAATTGACGCCGTCGTAGTCGCCGCCCAGGCACCAGATAACGTTACCTTGCGAATAGCGCGTTCCTAGCGCCGCGCCGTACGTCTGCAAGTCTGCGTCGCTTTCTGCCTGTACGTCTGTATACCATCCTTCTTGCCCGCCTCCGTAGCCGAAATATGCCGGATTGATTACGCAGGCAATCCCGAGCGCATACGCCGAATTAACGATATGGTCGACCCGGTTCCAATATCCGGAATTCATCGAACTGGCGAAATCCGTCATCGACGAAAACGGGTCGACGCCGTCCACGTTGCGATAAAGCGGCGACTGCGACGTGAAGTAGTGTTCTATCGCGTTGAACATGATCGCGGTAAAACCTTTCGATGCGCGATCGTTCAGATAGGACGTTATTTCGGCGTTAGTCAGTTGCGCCGCCATTGACCACGGCGTATCCCCGTGCAACAGAAACGGCAGCCCGTCGCTTCCTTTCAGAAAACGGCCCGACGAATCGATCGACAGCGGAAAGCGGCTGCGCTGGACGGTCGGCGTCGTTCCGGCTTTGGGTCGCGTGGGTGATTTTCTGACGATCAGCATTCGCGCGACGATCCCTGTAACCTTGCCAATTCCAGTTCGTGAATGCGAACCTCGAGCGGTTCGACGCGACTTCGAAGCGCGGCGTTTTCACGCAAGGCGGCGACCAGTTCACCCGATAGCCGCTTGCATTCTTCGCGGAAGAACACGGCGGCGGATTCTTCCGTGACCTGATCGTATGCCCCGGCGTGCGCTTGCTTCGCGATGATCTGCCGCGCCCGGAAATCAATCGGAACGACTTTTCGCAAGGCGCGAACGCGCGTACCTGGCATTGCGCCTTCTAGCCTTGCATCACGATATCTTCGACGGCGTTCACTGCCGCCCGCAGTCGCGCCGCGTCGTTCGCCGTGTCGGCTGCGATCGTCTCGGGAAGCGTCCCGGTCGTCGGTTTCATGTAGTTCGCGGCGATCGCCTTCACGATTGCCAGGCGGACTTCGACGCGCGGCGGCAGCAGATCCGCCGCGGCTTGATTCATCGTCGCGAGGTAAGCGGCGAGCCGGTCCGCCTTCGCGGAATCCGTCGTGTCGTAGCGTTTCCAATGGTCCCGAGCGTCCTGCGTGCGGATGCGTTCCAGCGCCAGGGCATCGGCGGCAGCGGTGATATCTGCGTCCATTGGTTACGCCAGTCCGATATTGCGGTCCCACTGCGTGATCGTCACGACCTGGCCCGACGCAATGTTCGTATTGTCGAGGTTCAGATCGGCGCCGGACGTCGAAATGGTCCCCTGTTCGTGACAGGTCGACGTACCTGCGTTGTATATCCGGTAATGGCCCGCGGTGCCGGCGGTCGACGCCGTCCCCTGCCAGGTATTTGCCTTGCTGCAAGTGCCGTTCGACGCGGTGCCCATCCAGTCGGATGGGACCGGCAGATTCAGCAGCAGCGTTCCGGACGTTGCCGACTGGCACGTCGCCGGCGCGGAGCCGGTGAAAACCAGCAGGCGCGGCGCGGTCCCGATGACCGTTTCGTAACGCCCGATCATGTCGTTTCGAAGATCAGTTCCAAATTGCATATCAATACCTCCAGCGATTGACGAACCCGGTTCTGGCGGGCGCGAATACGGGCGCGGTTTGTGTACGGGCCGCGCTTCCCGGTTGCTGCGATTCCTGCTGCCGCGCTTCTTCGGCCTTGCGCCGCTCGATCGCGGCGGCTCGAGCTGCCGTCAACCGTTTCCAGTTCGGCGACAGCGACAGCAACGCGGCGTAAGCGTACACGCGGCAGTCCAGCGGTTCATTGCGCGAACCTGGGCGCTTGTGCCATTCCCGGATCGGGAACCCGCGCGACATTCGCGTGCGGACTTCTTCCGCCGTCAGACCGTCGAAATAGTCGCCGTCCCGATCGTCCGGGAAGTGACAGAACCCAGGCCCGGCGGTTTTCAGTTTCAGCCAGCCGTAAATTGTGAACTTTGCCGCGTCGACGCCGACCATGAAATGCGGGACGCGCAATTTGTTATTGCGCGACCCCCGCTTCGGCCAGATCGGTCGGCCCGGACCGGCTATGCCCTTGATCGCATAAATCCGGCGGCGGAAGCGGTCCTTACAGAACCGCAGGACGGCGTCGGTATTGAAACCCGAATCGATGCAAACCGCGTTCGGTTTTAGCTCGAGCAATGCCGCGTCCAAGTCCGCGAACACTTCCGGGCGCGTCGTGTCGCCGGTGATCGGTCGATATTCCAGCGACCATGATTCGAAATCGGCGCCCCATCCGACAACCTCGAGTTCGACACGGTCCGCTTGGACGTCAATGCCTACCGTCCGCAGCAGCACGCCGTCGGGCGTGCCTTCCCATCGTTCCGCGCGTTCGGCGATCGCCGTTGCCGGGATCGTTTCCGCTTCATCTTCGTACGCTTCGCCTAAACAGGTATTCGTCCACGCCCGCATCCGTTCCGGATTGCGCGAATGCCTGGCGTCGACAAACTGGCGCGCGACTTCCGCGGGCGACGACCAGGGCGAATAAAGTTCGTTCAGGTGAAATCCGGCGATCCCCGTAAACGGCGCCGATCCGCGCCATTCGCCCGCCCGGATCGCCGCAAGCCGGTCGACTTCGTCCCACCCTGTTCCGCATGAAACGCAATACAGGCGGGCGGTTTCCGGCTTGCCTTCGTCCCACTTCACCGCCGCCCAGGCTAGCACCTGAAATTCGCCGCAGTGCGCGCATGGGACGAAATAGCGCCGCTGATCGGATTCGGTGTAAGCCTGATCGATCCGCGATCCCTTGAAAGTCGGCGTCGACGTCAAAACGGCTTTGCGGTTCCAAAAGGTTTTCGTCCGCGCCCGCGCCAGCGTAACCGGGTCGCCCTCCGTTCCCGCGCTCGAGGGATACCGGTCGACTTCGTCCAGAAACACGACCCGCACCGGGCGCGACGCCAGCGATGCCGGCGAATTCGCCCCGGCGATCGTAACGTGGCCCCCGGGGAATTGCTTGTGCAGCAGCGTGTTTCCGGTCGACTTCGCCTTGGGATCGCCCGCCAGTGGCGTCAACGCCGGACAGTCCCGGATCATCGTCGCTAGCCGATCCTTCGATAACGCTTCGCCCATTTCGATCGTCGGTTGCACGACCAGCATGGGCGACGGGTCCATATGCATATGGAACCCGATCGCGTTCAGGATCGCTTCCGTTTTGCCTACCTGGGACGACGTCTTTACGACGACCGCCGTAACCCGCTGATCGCCGATCGCGTCCAGAATGCCGCGAAGGTATTCGGCGCGTTCAGTGCGCCACGGTCCCGGTTCCGCCGCCGCTTCCGGACTGAGCCGCCTTTCGCGGTCGGCCCACTCGCTTACCGTCAGGCGCGGGGGTGGCGCGAATGCTTTCCGCACCTTCGCCCATAGGTCCGTCGCCGACAGAAAGCCGGGCGAGGGATTCATCGACCCACCCTTGCAGCACGGCTCGAGCCGCCGCGAGATCCGGCGCGGCCACTACAAGCGGCGCCAGGCGCGTCGGCCCGGCCAGCAAAACCGCGCGCGATTCGACAATCGCCCGGACCCATTGCGCCGCTACGTCGTCCGCCCGCAGCAGTTCCCCGCGCGATTCGGCGTTTTCGATTTCGTACCGGTCCGCCTGCGCAACCGCAAGGCGCGTTTTCGCATCCTCGAGGTCGACCGCCACAGGATTCGCCGCCGCCCGTTCCCGGTCGATCAGCCAGCGGAAAACGGCGACCGTGTCGTATTCGTTCCCCTTCCGACCCTTGCCGCGATAGACAGTGATCGGCAGTCCCGCCGCCTGCCATTCGATGACAGTTTTCGCGGTAACGCCGAAGATTTCCGCCAGTTGACCTTGATTGCAGCGCAAGGTTGATCTGTCCCCTATTTTTCACTGCCGCTAAGTGCTTGATTTATCTAGCGTTATTTCGCGGTCGGTTCGTCCCGCAGCGAACCTCCCCCGGAAGGACCCGCGACTCATAGTCGCAAACTAAAGCGTTGCGAGTCATTGGGTTAGGCGACTCCACCCGTTTTAGATTATGCGGCGTTTCGTTAGGGTAATCATGGACTTACCCTATAGGGTAGCCCTATCGATTGCCTGCTGATCCAATCGACGGAAGCTATTAGCTTCGAACCGCACCAGTGCCCGCCCATCCTTGAGGATGCGGACATGATCGCCGAAGAATTCGTCGACTGCCATTCGGCATCCTGGCAACGGATCGTAGTCATCGAACAGGATTGCGCCGCCCGGAATCATCCTGGGCGCGAACGTGCGGCAGATTTCGAACGTCGTTTCGTATTGATCGGCATCGGCATGGACGAACGCGACCGGACCTGTTTCGATGAACGAATCCGGGAAGATACCGGGAACGATGACCGCATCCGGGCAGAGCGACCTGACCAGTTCGACCGATGTATCGGCGAAGTCCCCGACGCGATGAACGTCGAATTTGCCTGATACTGGCATCCCGCTGAACGTATCGAACAGGTAAAGCTTTCTGCCCTGCGCTCGAGCCACGTCCAGCAAGTGAACCGCGGTCCCGCCCTGATACACGCCGACTTCGACCATAGCGCCGCCAGCGGGACACGACGCGGCGATTGCGACCATAGTCGCCGTCATCGGTTCGTTTACGATCCGCATCAGAAACCCCGGCCCGATGCGTCGAAAGCGCGTTTCAGTTCATCGGGAAATTCGCGTTGAATCTTCGCCCATAGCAGCGCGTTGATTCGCTTGGAATTGAACATCTGCGGAACGTCGATCGTATACACGCCGCGAACCTTATTGCCTGTTTCCCTGGCGCCGACGAACGTCCCGCCGGTCCTGCGGTTCGTCATTATGAACGGCAGACCAGCGGCCCAATCCGGCTTTCCAAGCATCTTATAACCGCTAGCTCGCTTGATCTTGACGCGCAAGCGATCCAACGTATCGGACCGGCGGCGGCGGCGCGCTTCGGCCAGCGTTACCCGCTTTTCGACGAACCGAATCAGATTCAGTGAACGGCCACGCTTCGATCTTGCGGTTATCTTTACCGACAGTTGCCGCAGTTGCGAACGTGCCTTGACGACAGACAACATCGAACCGATATCGGACGACGCCAGGTTGTATTCCTTGTGAATCTGGATTCGCGCTTCGGTTTTCGTCTTTTCGGCGACCGCGTTCAGCGCGCGGGAAACGACGCGATCCTGTACTTTGCGGTCCAGATCGCGCAGTCCGCGCAGCGCATCGCGAAAATCGGTCCTGACGTCGAAGCGGATCATTTCGATTTCGCAAAGAAAAGCCCGCCGAAGCGGGCAAACGAACAGGGGAGACTCCCTGGCGCGAATTGTGGCGCCATCGTAATCGCGAAAACCGCGCCTGTAAAGCGGTCAACGCGCAAGGTATGTCCCCAGGATTCGGGCGGACGTTCCGACCGCCATCGGCCATTCGTGCGGGCGGATGCCGATCGCCCGGCAGTTGCGGCGGACGTGAGCCGCCCAGGCATCGCCCGACCGGGTCGGGGCGGTGACGTAATGCGCCCGCAGCAGCATCCGCTCACGCATCGGGACCATAGTCCGCCAAAGCGTTTCCACTTCCCACGCCAGCCGCAAGTCGACCGGGATCGGCTTTTCTTCGGTCTCCCATACTTCGCCCGCTTCGGGCGTGTAACGCTTTTCCGCGGACCCGCAAGTCGCCTGCGGTTTGCCGCCGCAGCGCGCCCAACGTCCCCATTCCCGCAATTGCCAGTCCAAGTATTCGTCGACCGGTACCCGGTCGGTTGCGCGGATGGCCCAGGTCATAGCGTCACCGGCCCCAGGCCCAATGCTTCGCGGGTCATGGCGATCGCGGTGCCGTCTTTCAGGTGAACGTCAGCGAACCGCAGAACCATCCACCCCCGAAGCTGCGCGGCGTTCTGCTTTTCGCAGTCGGCGACGAATCCCGTCCCGCGGGTATGCCGGCCCCGCGTCCACACCGCGCCCTCGAGTTCGACCGCGATTTTCTGATCGACCCAAGCGAAATCAAAGCGCCATAGGCGGATCGGGTGGAATCGGTATTCGCGTACCGGTTCAGGCATCTTTAGCGCGCGGATCTGGCGGGCGAATGCTGCTTCTAGGGGTGATTCGGAAGCTGCCATCTTGCGCTTCGACGATCCGCCCTTCGCGGATGGCGGCGATGAATCGGTCGAGTTCGCCAGCAGACGCGGGATGCGAATCGGCATACCTTCGATATGCGCCGCGGTCACTTGTGAGTCCGGATCGAACCGCAGCGAGAAAATCGGCCCACTGTCGCCGCCGTTCCTGATCGATCGCCGCTTCGTCGTCATCGCTGCGCCCGGTCATCGTAATCGCCCGCGACGTGCATCAGTGCGGCGATGATCATGCCGACCCCGACGCCAAACCAGGTGCCGAACAGACTTCCCCACCCTACCGCGACCATGCAGTCGTCCATTACGCCCCCACGGGTTCCGGTTTGAACGGGTCAACGCCCATCCGAAGCTTACGGGTGATTTCGCCCCACTGTTCGGGTTTTTTGCCGTGATGGAACCGGCAGAACCATTCCGCGGCGTGCGAATGCGAAACGCTCGAGGTAATGGTCCCAAGCTGCGGGCATCCATGCGCCAGGCATCCGCGTTCACTTGCCGGGACGTCGTTCTGATTCGGCCCGCTCGAGCTTGCCTTGACCGCCAAAGCTTCCTTCGCTGATACCTTTTTCATCGGTGGTATTTCCCTTCGTAGACGAGGACGAACTTTTCGGCGCCCATCAGCCAGTCCAGCGAAGCGGCAAACGGTCGACGGCCTTCCTTCGGTTTGGTTTTGCCCGTCAGGAAATCGGACTTCGCGACGTGGGCGAAGAAGTCGTCGAACCAGTCGATTCCCGCCTGCCTGTCCAGTTTTTCGTCGGCGCAGACTTGCCGCCATCGGGCGGCTATGTGGCGCTTGCGCTGTTCGGACAGGACTTCGACAGCCGGAAGCATAGGCAGTCGGTCGTGATACCGCTTGACGATTTCCGCCGTCGGGCATGGCGGGACGCTGTAGGTTTCGGACTTATCCACAGGATCGGCGACAGGTGCATCGACGTTCGATGCACATTCCCTGAGGCCCGTAGGGCCGAAGGGAACATGGTTTAAGTCTTTTATGGGGGTGGGGGTGGGGGTGGGGGTACCCGCTGAAGCATTGCTTGTGCTCTGCTTAAGCAGAGCTTGTGCATGACGCAGTGCATCACGTTGACGCCTTGCCTTTTCGAATCCACCCTTCCGCCGGCCTTCCGAAATCGCTTCCGCCTTCGCGATTTCTTCCGTCATGCGCTGGTTGTACCAGCCGTCATCCATGCGGACGAAATAGCGGGTCAGGATGTACCGCAACGCTTCGATTTCATCCGCCGACCGGCAGTTCGCGATCCCGGCGGATTCCTGTTCGTCAAGCGGGACCGGCCCTTTCTGATCCCAACAATGCGCCAGCAACAGCAAATAGACGCCGTGCCGCATGGGCGTCAGGTGCCGCGTGTCGCGAATGTAATCCCCGGTGTACCAGGGAAAGAATTGAAAACTCATCGATCGACTCCGGTAAGTCGCGCGCCCATATCGCGCTCATGGCGAAAGGTGCCGGTGAGTCCCGTATTCCGGCGGAACGGCTGACCGTCGTCAGTTGTCCCGGCGCTTGAATCGTACATCAGATTTTAATCTGGACGACGTCGGATTATTGTCATTGCCCATCCGTCAGGATTCGCCATGCGAGCGCCGCCTGGAGCGGGACTTGACCGTTGCCCAATGCCTTGAGACGGTCCACCCGAGAGGCCACGCCATTAGCCACTCGACCCAGTCATGTTCGCAATGCCCGCCGCACCTTGTCGCGGCTGATGTTCAGTTCCGCCTGGATTTCGTCAAAGGACTTTCCCTCCGCCCGCAGCCGCTTCACGGGCCCCGCAAGATGCGCGACAGATTCCTTCCTGAATGTCGGACGCAAGGGCCCGCGCCCTGGAAACGTATGCCCCGCCAAAAGCGCCCGGACATACCTCCTGCTGATGACAAGCTCCGCCGCAATCTCGCGCTGCGTCCAGCCCGATTCGGCAAACTCAATGGCCCTGCGCCTGAGTTTGTCCACTTCCGATTCATTGCGCCGCCCGCCATCCTCGAGTTGCGCGCCATTGCCGAGAAGATTCTCGCGCCAGTAAAAGGCCGATCTTGGCTCCATCAAGCCACCCTCCGCAGCCTGACCGACTTCAATAGTTCGCGTACCCGTTCCTTTTCTTCCTCTGTCGGCGGCCCCTTCGCTTCCTTGGCAGCTTCGATCTCCTGCCGCTTCTGCATATTGGCGATCGAGGATGTCATCAGGGTTCATGCGGATTCCTCACCGAACAAATCAGACTGAACAGCGGCGGCCCTTATATTGAGAACCGCTTGATCATAGTAGCTCGATTTAAGCTCTATCCCTATAAACCTACGTCCCATCTCAACTGCAACATGGCCTTCACTTGCGATCCCGGCAAAGGGAGATAACACGGTGTCATTTGGATTTGTCCACAGATCAATTCCGCGACGGATAACCTCCAACTGCAATGGGCAGATGTGCCGCTCATCATCATCCTCGCGCGCGCTACGAAATTGCAACGTGTCGCCTGGATCAATGTCTGTCCAGATCGGAGAAGCTATCTTCTGCCACTTGCTTACCGGATACTCTTCTCCGTGTAACACGCGATCCACAATCTCACCAGGCGCGCGCATCGTGACAAGGTAGTCAGGAATACCTTGTCTGCTCATCGTTGCATTTCCTCGAACGGTTTTGTGCAACAGACCTAGTGCCTTAGTGCGCTGCATTGCCATTACCGGGTCTTTCCAGATACATACTTCGCTGGCATAGATAAACCCGCGCTTCTGAAACGCGCGGATCAGATCGCCGCGGAAGTCACTCAGCCCGACATAGCCGTCACGCTCTTTGCTGGTTGGCAGCAACATGCAATGAAACGAGACGTTATGTCCCGGCTTCATCACGCGCAAGAGTTGCGCTACCAAGAAATCGAAGTGCTCGAAAAATTCCGCATGGTCACGGCAATTGCCCATGTCTCTTGGGCTATTGCTGTAGGTATACAAGCTGGCGAACGGTGGAGAAAAAATCGAATAATCAATACTTCTCTCCGGCAATCCCTCCATCACCTCTACGCAATCTCCGTGATACATCGCCCACCTATCCGTCACCTCCTGTCGAATACAATTCATCATTCCCCCTTCAGCCATGCTGGATGTTGTACTTCGTCGCTAGCGTGATACGGATTCACGGATCGTTCCAATCCAAAAACCTCAGATCTCACGGCATCCGCCGTCTCGGCAGAAAGAGCATCTGCCATTAGCCGTGAGTCGCGCTCCTTTCTGCGTAGATTGGCCACAACAGATCCCTCCAATTCGGAAGCGAAAATATGGACCTTCACTTCTCGCGGTTGCCCGAAACGCCAGCACCTGCGTACTGCCTGATAGTAACTTTCAAATGAGTCAGTGACTCCGACAAATGCCATATGTGCGCAGTGCTGCCAATTCAATCCGAATCCAGCAATGCTTGGCTTTGTCACTAGCACCCTGATCTTTCCTGCAGCAAAATCAAGAAGCGCGCGTTCCTTGTATTCCGCATCATGGGAGCCTCGTATCTCCACAGAGTCAGGGATAGCCTCAATCAACGCGTCGCTTTCAGCATTTAGGTCGCACCAGACAATCCACGGTTCTGGCGTCTCGTTGACTATTGAAGCGCATTCTTCTACTCGACCTTCTAGAGACGCCTTGCGCGCCAGCCTACGCTCCGAGAGAGTCTGCGCCTCGAGCGCAAACAACATTCCTTCGCTGCTTTGATGGGTCTTGATGGTATGTTCGATTACGCTGAGAGGCGGGATGTCATAGAGTGAATCGTCATATCCAAGGTCAGAAGGCCGTCGAACCAAGGCCCCCCACGATGACACCCACCGCCAGAATTGATGCCTGGCGTGCCGCTTGATGCGCCATACATTAGTTTCCCCGCCGTCGTGCATGAAAAACTCTGCCAGCATTTCGGATCTAGTACAAACTCCAAGGAATTCCGCGTGCGTCCCTAGTTCTGTCCAGTCGTTCGGCGCCGGCGTGGCGGTAGCACATAACTTGAACTGAACATCCCGGAACCGTGCCGTCAAATCTGCGAATGTCTTTGCGTCGTGGTGCTTAATGATGCTTGACTCATCGAGCACAACAGCTCCAAATTCAGAGGTGTTGAACTTGTGAATTCGCTCGTAGTTCGTGATGTTGATTCCTGGGCATATTTCCAATGACGATCTAGCATGTGTAACTTCAATGCCAATGGCTTTGCCCTCGTTCGTCGTTTGTTCTGCTACTGCTAGGGGCGCGAGAATCAGAACCGATTTACCGGTAGATTTGTATACCGCATTGGCCCACGTCAACTGCATTCTCGTCTTGCCCAATCCGGTATCGGCGAAGATAGCGCAACGCCCGCGCCTCAGTGCCCATATAACCAGAGCCTCCTGATGGGGAAACATTCCGGCATGAACATGGGACGTATTGGTCAATCCCGTTGGCGGTATCAGACTTAACTTGCGATCAATGAGATCCGCATAGCTCATTTGCGGCTCCTCTCGATCAGCGCCTCGTCATGCTCGCAAGCGTGCGCCAGTCTCAGGCATACGGCAGCAATGTCCAAACACTCTTCCCGTACCGAGCCGAGCTTGTTCGATTGAATTGCCGACTGTAACTCTCCCCACTCCTCAAGGATCACGCCCATCGCTTCGTGTGTTGACGCAAAGGCGCCGTATCTGTTGTGCGCATGTTCCGCGCGCGATAGCGTTTCCTGTACCTCGTTAATCATACGGACTCCTTGACAAGTGAATACATGGCCACCCGCTTACCGTTCGGTAGCCGGTGACCCCCGGTCGCGTTCGTATGCGTCGACGCTGGCGCGGTCGATCCATACCGTCCGGCCCGCGCGCCATCCGCGAATGTGGCCCCTTGCCAGCAAGTCGTCGACCTTTTGCCGACGCACGCCCAGGCGGACCATTACTTCGCCCGGCGTCAATACGTTCCGGATCTGGATCGCCGAACCGACCGCACGCAGCATCGCGCGGATATCTTCGAAGGTTTGCATTCAAGCCCCCGCTGGTTGATAACGCCGCCATTATGCCATAGTTTAACGGGATAAAAACCCGTTACGGATCAACGCCGTACAAAGTCCCGTTTTTTGTGATATAGTGCAATTGTTTCGGGACGGTCCGGAATTCGATGAACGATTACCTAGCCCGGCATGGACAGTGGCGCCAAACGGCGCCCAGCGGGTGGTATGCAAACCGGAAGCAAGGGAAAACGAAATGACGCGAAACCTTGCAGTGATGCTGTTCGCCGCCGCCCTGGCGGCGTGCGGTGGCGGAATCGACGACGAACAGTTCATCGGCCCGCCGTACGTCGAGGATACCGCGCCGGTCGCAGCGCCGAGGCCGTGTCCAGTCGATCCGTCGGCGTGTCATCCGCCGCCATTTCAGGCGACACGGGTGACGATAGCTTCAGTAGCGCGTGCTTAAGATTGAGGGTTCTAACGCAAAAGTTGAGGCCGACGGCGCGGGCATTATCGCGACGGTCGCGCCTCGAACGACGGGTTAGCCCTCAACGGAAACCTACTACAACTGACTCTCAAAGGA